CAGAACTTCTCGCTGTTTTCGGCAAACCTACCGAATATAACTACGAATATTGGTTCTCAGCAGCACAATATCTACTGTATGGTGGTAGCCTTAAGGTTATCCGTGCAGATAACGCTTCACTTAAGAACGCTATTGATACTGCTCAGTTCACAGTAACCACTTTCTCTGCAGTAGACACCACACTTACAGTCGCAGATTCGACTGACTTTGACGTGGCAGATCTTCTGCTCATCGACGCTGAGATCTTGGCGATCTCGTCGGTAAGTGGTAACGACGTACAGGTTACTCGCGGACAACTTTCTACCGCAGCAACCTCTCACGCCGCAGCATCGGACATCACTCTGATTGAAGCGACCGCATCGGTCAGCACAATCAACGAGGGTTCTACTTTCACCGACGCTGACACAACACTGACTGTCACTTCTGTGGCATCTCTCGGTGTAACAACTAACGACTACATTAGAGTTGACGACGAAATCCTTCGCGTTACTGCTATTGTAGGTAACGACTTGACTGTTACTCGTGCACAACTCGGAACTTCCGCTGCTGCACACACCGACGGATCTACTGTCACTAAGCAAACAGTTACAGCAAGCAAAACAACTATTAACGAGTCCACCTCGACTGGTGTTACTGCTCCTATTATCAAAAACCTTGATACATACGAGAACACAGTTGAGACTGCCTCCAACAACTACAAGTGGGCAGCACGTAACCCTGGCATCTTTGGTAACTCCCTCCGCATCGTAATGACCGACGCGGGTGCTGATCAGATTGTGTATCTTGCACAACCTACATCTGCTGAGTGGGAATTCACCGTTGGTGCTGAAGTTGCATACTCTGCAGCAAACACCTACGCTAAGGTTTATGGATACAGCGTTGTCCTGACTCTTAAGCAAGGTTCCACACTGGTTGGTGACTGGGCAGCAGATAACTACTTCACTGCTAACTCTGGTAACACCACTGGTCGTGTTGTTGCTTGGGATCGCGAGACTCGTAAACTGGAGATCACGATTGATAGCACTTCTTCTGATGTGTTTGAAGTCAACGATGCTCTGACTGAACTCGCAAATAATAACAACACACCTGGCGCTGCTACTGGCGACTCTGGTGAAATCGAAAGCATCCAGCGTAGACTGTACACTGTACAGAACTCTGGTTCTCCTCGCTTCTTGTCTAAC